AGAACTTTTTAATAAACCTCGTAAAGAGCCTTCAATCGGCTTCGCGCCAGCTTGTCCAGGCAATACCACCTTTACGGGGTTTTTCAAAAGGTTTTGCGCGGTGAATTACTACCCCCACCATATTGGAGATTACAGGTCAGCAACACTGCACTTGTCAGATTTTGAGGATTTGGCTTATAGGCGCTTGCTTGAGATGTATTACGACACGGAAAAGCCTATCCCAGCAGATACCCAGTGGGTTAGCCGTAGGTTACGTCTGGGTTTGGATGTTGTTGAAACAGTGCTAAATGACTTTTTTACTTTGACAGAAAACGGCTTTTTTCATGCTCGATGCGACATGGAAATACGTGAATACAACATAAAAGCAGAGAGATCAAGGCTTAATGGCCTTAAAGGTGGAAGGCGAAAAGCTAATGCTGGCGCGGTAAAGAACCCAGCAGGTTCCCAGCAGCAACCTAGCAGCAACCCAGCAGCAACCTCGGGCCTAGCTAACCATGAACCAGTATCCATGAACCAAGATATAGATAAAAGCAAAGTCAGTCCACCGGAAGGTGTATCTATCCAAGTTTGGGCAGATTTCTTGAAATACAGGACGGCACTTAAAGCACCGGTAACTAACACCGCTGTTAACGGTTTTATCAGAGAAGCAAAAAAAGCCGGCATTACGTTAGAACAAGCCTTGGTGACGACGATAGAAAACAATTGGCGCGGGTTTAAGTCGGACTGGCTTAAAGACAAACCCATAGGCAATAAATTTGCGGGTGCGATATGAAAGGCCACCAGCAGATCATTGAGTTACGAAAAAACCGAGTTGCCCCAAAGATTGTTTTTTTGAACGATTACCCCTGCAAAACAGACTGGTTTGAGTTCGCAGATAACGCAACAGTTTCGATAAGCCCCACGGAGGACATAGAAACGCTCGATATGCGCTTTTTGACCGGCCTGACTGTCAGTGTGTCATCTTTAACAGAAAAACGCGCCAAAGCCTTGTTTAATGCTTGCAAGAAAGCTGGAGCAAAGACTGTAGGCGCTGTTCACGTTCAAGCCGATAAAAATATTTGGGATCAGTCTGGATGGTGCGAGGTTTATCATGGCTGAGTTAATCCGAGATGAAATTGACTTTACTGCTTACCTCAAAGAGACAGATGCAAAGCAAAACGTAAAGCCAGCAAAAAGCTACGTTGAGACACTTAAACAACGTATGCGGGACATGGCGGTGGAAAAGCGCTTATTCCTGCCGTGGCTGAAAACACGCGAATCTTTCTACTTTCGACCAGGAGAAATGACCGTTTATGCCGGTCAGAACGGGCATGGTAAATCGCTGGTAACTGCGCAGATTGCGCTCCACCTCATGAGCCAGGGAGAAAAGGTCTGTATGGCCTCGTTTGAAATGAAGCCAGCGCAAACGATCCGGCTTTTCTCTAGAATGTTCATCGGCACTAATCCATTTTCTGAGGCTTACCAGAACGACGAGGGTTATGCGCAGCTTGACGCTTTGTTTGACAGGTTTGGAGACTGGTCAGATAACAAGCTGTGGATATATGACCAGCTAGGAACAACAACACCTGAAACTGTTATAGGAATGTCTCGTTACTGCGCGAAAGAACTAGCAATTAAACACGTTTTTATTGACTCCCTGATGAAGGTTGTCGGAGATGAAGATGATTTGAACGGGCAAAAACGCTTTGTCGGTGAACTCTTTGCTCTGGCTAAAGACCTACAAGTGCACATTCACCTAATCCACCACCTACGCAAACCAAAAGATGAACACCAGCTACCCGACAAGCACGACTCTAAAGGCTCGGGATCAATCACAGATCAGCCCGACAACATCTTTATGGTCTGGCGAAACAAAGGAAAAGAAGAAGATCAGCGCACAGGTGGGCAGTTTGGCGCAAAGGCAGATGAGCCGGATTCCCTCTTATTTTGCCGCAAGCAAAGGCACTACGAGGGAAGCGGTGACGGGGAGCCATCAATTGCACTCTGGTTCGATAAGGAATCAGGCCAGTTTGTCGGAAACAAGGGAGACACTCCCATTTATTACGGGTGACAGGGTTTATCTAGAACGAACAGAGGCTAAAGAAATGCTCTACAACTACAACGACCAGACCGCTAGAAACGGCTCCGTGGAGTCTCGGAAATGGGTTGAGGCTCGTATTGCGTATCTCGGAAAGATTTACGGCAACGGCTTTGATGGGCGCGTCCGTGGATATATGCGCGAATTGGCAGACATGGAAATTAAAAACGTGGCTTGAATTGAGTAAAAAATGATCATCCGTTTACCTTTCCCCGCGCCTGAGCTATTCCCAAACCGTGCAAACGGCAAACACTGGGGTGGTCGAAACTACATTAAAGCAAAGCAAAAGTCTGACGCTTATTACTCAACTCTGAAAGCTGGAACTTTTGAGGATAAAGGCGGGAATATCCCGATATCGCTGCTTTTTATGACGCCGGACAAAAGAAAACGTGACGCAGACAATATGCTAGCTGCTAGCAAGAGCCTCATCGATGGCGTTGCTCAGGCTTTAAACGTGGATGACAGCCGATTTAAGCCGATTCTTGTGGATTGGGTGCATGGAGATCCAAAAGTAGGTGCTTTAGTCGTTGCTGTGGGTGTGCAGATCGTTAGCGGGGTGGCATTGTGACCTTAACAATTAACCTGATAAACAGACAACAGGCATGGGATGCCATAAAAAGCCAAGTATTTCCATTCCTAGCAACTTGTTTACAAGCTGGTCAGCATTGGATTCTGTCAATCAAACCAGAAACCCGCACACAGGCTCAGAACCGGCTGATGTGGCCTTTGCTCACAGTATTTGCAAACGAACTGCTATGGCCTGTTAACGGGCGCATGGTCAAGATGGACGCTGACGATTGGAAAGACGTTTTGAGTGCAGCGTTTAAAGGCGAATCCGTCCGGCTGGCTATGGGCTTAAACGGCGGCGTTGTCTTGCTTGGGCAAAGAACCAGCAAATTCTCAAAAGCTGAGTTTTCCGACTGGATTGAGTTTTTGTACGCAACTGCTGCTGATCGTGGCGTGAAATTACCGGTTTGGGTGGGTGAATGAGCAAAATTACAGAAAGCGCCAGGGGTGAAGATTGCTATGTCCGATACATAGGAATATGCACCCACAACCCCGAAACAACGATATGGAGCCACTCTAGACACGGCGCGGCGGGTAAAGGCAAAGGCATAAAAGCTATCGATATCGCTGGTGCATACGCTTGTACGGCTTGCGATGCTGCCTATGACCAGATGCAAGGGGCGAAGCATATGACACGCCAAGAACTCGATTTAGATTGGTTTCACGGGCATATGCGCTCATTAGTGCGATTAACCGAAAAGGGGCTGATCAAGTGACACACAAACAAATCATTCAAGAGCTACTGGATCAAGGCTGCAACCGACACCAGATCGAAGCCAGGACAGGTCTAACCAGCTTACAGATTAGTAGAGCTATCTACTACATCAATGCAAGGCCAGTAAAACCGCTGGTCAAGCCTAGAAAAACAGGGCCTGAAAAGAAAAAGCTGATCAATTCTGTTTGGGCATTAGGGTAAACACCTATAAAAAAAATTGTAAATTGTGGCGCAATGCTAGATTGTGAGCTACAATAGAGGCATCAACAACGCAACCAGGAGTTAAAAATGTCAAACTTTTACAATTTTTACCCAATCGACGAAACCAAAACAATTGCAGATATACCAGCCAGCGAAGTAGCCTCCATCCTCCCGGAAAACGTGGCCGCTGATCAGTTTGGCTGCTATGAGACATCCGCCGGTCTGTATGTGCCAACTTTGTCAGTTGCAGAGGCGCAAAAAAAAATTGACGGATCAAGACTGGCGCATAAAAATTTTGTTGAAGTGCTGGGTATTTGCGGGGTTGATATTTTTGGAGAAAAAATTAAACTATGAGCAAAAATAAAACCACAAAATATCCCACTCTGAGAGTGCGGGTTACTCAAGAGCAATTTGATAAAGCCTATCGAATTGGATGGCCTGATTGCGTTAAGCAGTTTATTAACGCTTCACTTGATCCAAAAACAATTATTTTGAAAAATGACAAAGAAACTCCCGCAGAAGCCACAAAAGAAGATCATTAACTCAGTCTGGAGCCTTGCTTGAATTGTGTATTTACCTATAATAAACCTTATAAGGAGTAAGCCCGTGAAAGCCCTAATCACAATCATTCTGTTAATCTCAATCTCTGCCCAAGCGCAAACCACGCGCTGCATTAAAGGGCATGACGGTAGCTTTATTTGCACAAATATCCGTAGCGGCGGGTTTTAATGGCGAAAAGTCATATAAAAGCTGATTGATATGACGCTAACTGCCAAACAAGAGAAGTTTGCACAATGCATAGCTGACGGCATGAATCAGTCAGATGCTTACAGATCGGCTTATGACGCAAGCAAGATGAAAGCGGAAACAATACAAAGCAAGGCTTGTTTGTTGATGGCTGACGGCAAGGTTAGGGCAAGGGCGGATGAACTAAAGTCTGCACTAGCCGCAAAAGCTCTTTGGACACGCGAACAGAGCGTTTCAGTGCTTGTTAACGTAATAGATGATGGTGACAGTAAGGGTGGCGACAAAATCAGCGCTGTGAAGGTTTTAAACGAAATGCACGGCTTTAATGCGCCGATAGGAATAAACCTTACTGGTAGAGTTGAGACAATTGACGCAAGCAAGCTGTCAACAGAGGTGCTAACCGAAATCCTAGCCGCTAAAGATGCTGCTAACAAAGGCTGATTTATTGGCTGTAGAGCGCGAATTATGCGCAAGAAGCCTATCAGCTTTCGCCAAACGCTCATGGAAAATACTAGAACCAGTCGCTGAGCTCAAGTGGGGATGGGCGCTAGATGCAATTTGTTTGCATTTAGAGGCGGTTACTAAAGGCGAAATCACCAGACTGTTGATGAATGTGCCACCTGGTTCAATGAAGTCACTGTTAACCGGGGTTATCTGGCCTGCTTGGGAGTGGGGGCCAGCCGGATTGCCAGAAATGCGTTTTATTGGCACGGCTCATGAGGAGCAGTTAGCTATTAGAGATAGCAGGAAATGCCGTGATTTGATTAAATCTGACTGGTATCAATCATTGTGGCCGATTGAGTTGCTTGCTGACCTTGATGGAAAAAGGGAATTCGGAAACACTAAAAAAGGCATCAGACAATCCAGATCATTTACATCAATGACCGGCGTCCGAGGTGATAGGGTCATCCTAGACGACCCAATATCTGCGGATAATGCCAACAGCGCAGCAAAGCTAGAGGCCGCAAGAATCGCATTTACAGAGACACTCCCGACTCGCGTTAATTCGGAAAAGTCTGCCATTATCGTGATCATGCAGCGACTCAACGAGAAAGATGTATCCGGCGTGATTAAGGAAATGGGGCTTCCTTACACTCATTTATGCATCCCGATGAGGTTTGAAAAATCTAACAGATGCGTTACTGATATTGGATGGTCAGACCCAAGAACAAAAGATGGAGAATTAATGTTCCCGGAGCGATTTGGGGAAGAGCAAGTTCTAGAGCTGGAAAAGACTTTAGGAACTTACGGATCAGCTGGACAGCTACAGCAGCGGCCATCCCCAAGGGGAGGCGGGATTATAAATACGGCTTGGTTTAAATACTGGTCAGTATTGCCGCAATTAGAGTTTAGGTTTATCACTGCTGATACTGCCCAAAAAACAGAAACTCGCAACGACTGGACTGTATTGCAATGCTGGGGCAGATCATCAATAGGCCAAGCAGTGAAGATTGATCAAATCAGGGGTAAATGGGAGGCTCCAGAATTGCTTGTTCAGGCTAGATCATTCTGGATAAAGCACGTTAACGAAGCAAGACCGGCAGCAAAAAACGCTACTTTGCGCGGGATGTATATTGAGGATAAAGTATCGGGAACAGGGTTAATCCAGACACTAAGACGTGAAGGTGTGCCCGTGGTGGCCGTGCAGAGAAATAAAGACAAAACATCACGAGGCTATGATGCAGCGCCATTTATCGAGTCGGGTAATGTTGTTTTACCTATAGATGCGCTCTGGTTGTCTGATTTTCTCGCGGAGGTAGAGCCATTCCCAAATGGTAACTATGATGACCAGCTCGAAGGAATGTTTGATGCTATTAATCTGGTTCAAAGAATGCCAGCCAATAAACTAGCTTCTGTTGCGCCTATACCAATAATGAATAAATGGCGATAATATCGGCATTATGAGGTCAAACTATGGCAAAACCGTCAAAATATGAGCAGTTAGCAAAAATCCACGATGAGGCATTGAAAGAGTTTGCCGATATTCAATCCGCATTAAGGGATGAACGTCTCCAGTGCTTGCAGGATCGTCGGTTTTATTCTATTGCTGGCGCTCAGTGGGAAGGGCCATTACAAGATCAGTATGAGAATAAGCCCAAGTTTGAAGTCAATAAGATCATGCTGGCTGTTATGCGGATCATTAATGAATACCGCAACAACAGAATAACGGTTGATTTTGTTTCAAAAGATGGAGCAAAAAGCGACCATCTAGCGGATGTATGTGACGGACTATATCGGGCTGATGAGCAGGCATCTGTGGCTGATGAGGCTTACGACAATGCTTTCGAGGAGGCTGTGGGCGGTGGGATTGGAGCTTGGAGGCTTAAAACAGTCTACGAGGACGATGAAGACCCCGAAAACGATAATCAGCGTATTGTTTTCGAGCCTATTAGCGATGCTGACAGCAGCGTATTCTTTGACCTTAATGCCAAACGTCAAGACAAATCAGACGCTAAAAGGTGTTTTGTCATTACCGCTGTTGCCAAGTCGGCTTATATAGAAGACTGGAACGATGACCCTGCAAGCTGGCCTAAAACAATCCATCAATCCGAATTTGACTGGTGTACGCCGGATGTTGTTTATATCGCTGAATATTACCGGATTGAGGAAAAATACGAAACAATCCGAATATTTGAATCAATCGACGGAACAGAGGCCAGGTACAGAGAATTGGATTTTGAGCGTGATGAAACTCTAGAGCAAACCTTGGCAGCCGTAGGAAGTAAAGAAATCCGGCAAAAGAAAATCAAGACAAAGCGCGTACATAAGTACATTATGTCCGGCGGCAAGATTCTTGAAGACTGCGGATATATCGCAGGAAAAAACATCCCCATTGTTGTTGTCTACGGAAAACGCTGGTATGTGGACGGTGTAGAGCGATGCATGGGCCATGTCAGGCTTGCTAAAGACATCATGCGTCTTAAAAACATGCAGCTATCAAAGCTAGGCGAGATTAGCGCAATGTCCAGCATATCCAAGCCGATATTTACTCCCGAGCAGGTGGCCGGTCATCAGGTAATGTGGGCTGAGGATAATCTCAAAAACTATCCATACATGCTGGTAAATCAGATCACCGGCCCGAATGGAGAGCAAACAGTAAGCGGCCCTGTAGCTTATACAAAGAGTCCAGAAATCCCGCCAGCAATGGCTGCGCTGCTACAAATCACAGAGCAGGACATGCAGGACATTCTTGGCAATCAGCAGGACGCTGAGAAAATGGTAAGCAATATCTCAAGCAAAGCCGTGGAGATGATCCAGCAGCGTGTAGATATGCAGTCGTTTATCTATATGTCCAACTTTGCAAAGGGCGTGAAGCGTAGCGGTGAGATTTGGCTGGGTATGGCTAGAGATGTCTACGTTGAATATGGCCGCAAAATGAAGACCATTAGCAAAGATAACGATCCAGACATGATCGAGCTAATGCAGCCGACAATCGACGCGGAAACCGGTAAGGTTAGTCATGCTAACGATTTGGGAGGCGCTTTATTTGATGTGGTTTCTAGCGTAGGGCCGTCAAGCGTGAGCAAAAAGGCGGCAACAGTTCGCGCACTCACCGGAATGATGCAGCTAACGCAAGACCCCGAAACATCTCAGGTTCTTACTGCAATGGCAATGGCGAACATGGAAGGCGAAGGAATATCCGACACAAACGCTTATTTTCGTAAAAAGTTGCTTCGTATGGGCGCTGTTCAGCCTACGGATAAAGAAGCCAAAGAACTTATGGCTGAACTTGAAGGAAAACCACAAGACCCGAATGCTATTTACCTGCAAGCAGCAGCAGAGGAAGCAACGGCAAAGGCCGCGCAAGCTAGGGCAACAACTGTCAAGACCGTGGCCGATGCTGAGCTAAGCAGGGCAAAGACAATCGAGACACTGAGCAACGTTGAAAACAACGACCAAACCCTGGCAATAAACAGCGCAAAGAGCATCCAGGAGATGCTACGTGGCTGATCCGAGATACAAGGAGCTTGCTTATGCTGCCCTTGCTCAAACGGCAGTTAATCCAAACACTGAGTTTATAAGGGCGACTCCCAGAAATGCGGTTCTTGGATATTTGGCTGATGTTGTCGGATCAACTTACTCCCCGCAAAGAACACAGCAAATGCAAGAAGTGGCTAATTTCTTTAGCGCACCAGCTATCAGCAACACATTAAACCGCTTGGCTTATGGCGAGCCACTTACGACTGGAGCCGGTGGGATTGGTGGCACTACACGACTCAGGCCGGACACCACAGAGGCGGCTATGGCGCTTGGCCCAATGCTGCCACCCATGGCGCGCGGCGTCAGTTCTGGGGTTGCTGCTGTTGGCAAAAGACTAGAGCCAGCAGCAGGACGCATGGCTGTTAATGCCTTAGAGCGCAACGGTCAGCCGGTACAGCTATCAGTAGACGATTTCAAACAAGGTCTAGCAAATTTCATGAAATAACGGCGTCCACCTGGCCGACTTCGGGTGAGTTTTGGAGAAGATGATGGAAGATGAAATTGAGCTTATTGAGGATCAGGCGGTTGATACACCTGAAGAACTTGAGGAAACCCAAAAAGAACTAGGGGAAAACCCCGAGTCCTTAGAAGCTGAAGAGGATCTTGTCGTCAGTATTGGCGATGAAGAACCCCCACAAGAAGAACAAGGCCATGCCCCCGAATGGGTGCGAGAGTTGCGAAAAACCAACAGAGAGCTACGCAGACAAAATCAGGAACTGCATGGCCGATTACAACAATCAGCCCCGCAACAGACTGTAAGTTTAGGCAAAGAGCCTACACTCGAAGACTACGACTACGATGCTGAAGAGTTTAAAAAAGCCTATAAAGGCTGGTTTGAGCAAAAGCGGTCAGTAGATGAGCAACAAGCTAGGCAAGAAGCTGAAATAGAAAAGCAGAATCGCGCTTGGCAAGAAAAACTAGCCGGATATAGCAAAAGCCGTGCAGAATTGCGCGTTAAGGATTTTGAAGAGGCTGAATCAGTCACTCAGGAAACATTAAACGTTGTTCAGCAAGGAGTCATCCTGCAAGGGGCAGAAAACCCAGCGTTAATTGTTTATGCTTTGGGAAAACGTCCTAAGAAGGCTCAGGAATTGGCAGAAATTAAAGACCCGGTAAAATTCGCTTTTGCCGTGGCTAAACTGGAGAAAGAATTGAAAGTTACTAGCAAAAAGCCGACTACATTGCCTGAAAAAACAATTGTGGGAGGCGCTAAAATATCCGGCTCGATTGATTCTACTTTGGAGCGTTTACGCGCTGAAGCTGCAAAAACTGGAGATAATAGTAAAGTTAATGCATACAAACGCCAAAAGAAGGCATAATATGCGAAACGGGTATCGCTAGCCCGTAAAAATAGCAGCTTGATGGCCCCCGCCAGCCCATTGGTGAGTAGAGAAGTTAATACCTTTTTTTATTCAACCAATGGAGCTTTTAAATGGCCAATTCATTCAGTAAAGAGGAACGCATTGCGTTCGAGGATATTCTTGAGGGGTTTCAAGACGCGCTAGTCTTGTCCCGCAACGTAGCCGTATTTAATACGGATCAAACCATGATGGAGCGCACAAATAACATTTTGTGGCGTCCCCAGCCTTATATCTCGACCAGCTACGCTGGAACGGATATGACAACCAACTTTGATGACTACACCCAGTTGTCAGTACCTGCGACTATCGGTTTTTCTCGTTCTGTACCTTGGATCATGACCGCAACAGAATTGCGCGATGCGCTGCAAGAAAACCGCTTGGGCGATTCTGCAAAACAGAAACTTGCATCTGACATCAACGTGGCAATCATGAACGTTGCTGCATTGCAGGGTTCTTTGTTCGTCAAGCGTACCGGCGCTGCATCTGGTTTTGATGACATTGCCGAATGTGATGCAGTGATGAATGAGCAGGGTGTTGTTGATTACGACCGTTATCTCGCTCTTTCGACCCGCGATTACAACGGCATGGCTTCTGATCTTGCAAAAGCATCTCGTAGTTTTGGCAACGAAATCAGCGATGCAGCATTGCGCCGCGCTTACGTTGGCCGCATGGCTTCGTTTGAGACTTACAAGCTAGACTACTCGGTACGCAAAGCTGCTGCCGCTGGTGGCGGTAGTTTGACAATCTCTACCTTGCCTGCTGCAAACAACTATTACGTCCCCCGCGCCACTTCGGTTTCTGCCACTGGTGAGTCATCGAACGTTGACAACCGCTACCAAACCGTCACAGTAAGCAGCACCACAAACGTGGCCGCTGGTGATTCGTGCACTTTTGGTAACGTGTTTGCTTGCCACCAAATCACAAAAGCGTCTACTGGCGTACTCAAGACCTTCCGCGTTATTGCCGTGCCAAGTTCGACGACTTTGGTGATTAGCCCCCCGATCATCAGCAACCAGGGCGGTAGCGATGCAGAAGCGCAATACCAGAACGTTGTGATTTCCGCAACGTCCGGAACGGCTCCCATTGTGTTCTTGAACACTGCCGCCGCCGCGATGAATCCGTTTTGGCAAAAAGACGCGCTAGAGATTCTGCCGGGACGTATTGCTGTTCCCAGCGATGCGGGTGCGGCGGTTATGCGCTCTACTACCGATCAGGGCATTGAGTTGGTCATGACGAAACAGACCGACATCAACACCCTGAAAACAAAATACCGTCTTGATACCCTGTATGGCGTTGTTAACAAACAGCCCCAAATGTCGGGAATTATCATGTTTGGCCAGCCTTAACAAGGAAAGGAATAAATCATGTCTTCAATTCTTTTGACTCAAGGAACCGTTCAGGTTTCCATCCCCGCTAACGAAAGCGTGGCGGTATTTTCTCAAGGTCAATGCACTGTTTCTCGCTTGGTTGGTTTTCCTAACTATCCGTCACAGGCTACGGTTTTGGGAACTGTGACAAACGGGCAGACAGTGTTTGGCCCGTATGCGTCAGGCGCTGATATCGTCATTGATGCATCTGGCGGCGTGCAGGTGCTGTACGAAGTCGGCGCTTCGCCAGTCGTTCAGCAACAGCGTCTGTTGGCTCCGGTTCAGGTAACTCCTGGCGTTCTGAACGCAACCGGCACACTGACCGCTGCGCTATGCCTGACCGGCATTGTTACATCAACCACTGCGGCGGCTGTTGTCGCTACGCTCAATACTGGTGCGATTACCGATTTGGCAACTCAGTTCTTGGTTGATGAGTCTTTCGAGTGGGCGGTAATTAATACCGGCCCTAACACCTTTACTGTGACCGCTGCCGCTTCTGGGCACACGGTTGTCGGTGCTGGTGCTGTGGCAACGGGCACTTCAGGACGTTTCCGCACTCGTAAAACCGCAGTTGATACCTTCGTTACTTATCGCGTTGGTTGACCTACAAGGGGAGGCTTAGGTCTCCCCTTTTTTTAAGGAATGACATGCCGCTCAAAAAAGGCTATTCAAGCAAAACGATCAGCAAAAACATTTCTAAGGAAATGAAGTCAGGTATGCCACAAAAACAGGCCGTTGCTGTTGCTTTGTCATCTGCAAAAAAAGCTGAAAAGAAAGCAAAAAAATGATTGCTGTTTATCGAAGCCCTGGCCCTCACTTTGCAACCCCTGGTAAAACATACGACTGCAAAGGCGTATCAGAGGATGAGCTAAGTAATGCTTTGGCCGAGGGATGGAAAGAATCATATCTTGAGGCTATTGGTCTGGCCGAATCATCGAACGAAACTGTAGACAATAACGCCCCGCCTACTAGAGACGAAATGCTAGAGCAGGCAGAAAAACTAGGTATTGAAGTTGACAAGCGATGGAGCGATAAAACTTTGATGGGCAAGATTTCCGATGCTATCAATACTAACCCTTTGTAAACGGAGGCAAAATGGCAGTTCAAGCAGCATTTAACCCGGCCTACGGCTCGGGCGTTACGGTAGCGCCAGGTGTTGCATCGGCATCAAGCACTATCGGACTTGGTAATAAAGCGTTAGTGATTACAAACCTAAGCGCGTCTGTAGTGTCTTACGTCCGAGTTGGGAATAATCCGTTAACAGCGACAATCGCAGATTACACGGTGCCTCCCAATACACAAATTGCGTTGTCAAAAGATGGGCAACACGATACCATAGCTTATATTGCACCAGCCGGTGGAGGTTCGCTCCATATCATGAGCGGCGAAGGGTACTAATGTTCCCGCTGACCCGCTCAAGGAGTCGGAATAGGTTTTGGGGTGGATTAAATTTTATCCTCGACCGCCTCAGCGTCAGCCCCGTCGCAGCTTATTCACTGCGCAAGATCAACGCACTTGCTACCAAGGCCGTGCAAGTACGCCGCTCGCAAGATAACGCCACGCTTGATGTCGGATTTGTCGGTGAAGATTTAGACACTCAGGCGCTGCTTGATTTTGTTGGGTATGAGAATCTTTTTCCAGCTTCACAATCTTTTGTCAATGGTGTCAGTGGCTGGGTTGTTGGGAGTGGTGCATCTACGGTCAATAACGTCACAACCGCGCCTGACGGAACTGCTACAGGAGCACAACTAAATTCAGACAATGTTGCCATTAACTATACGTTCCAGCAAGTTGCTGCCGCAGGTATAAAGACGGTCAGTCTGTACGCAAAGCAAAACTCATATAGATATTTGTGGTTGTATGGAGGGATAAGTGGTACCAATTATGGAGTTTTATTTGACTTACAAACCGGCACAGTAGTCACGAGCAATACGAACAGCACCCCTGCCAGCACATCAAACTCAATTACAAGCGCTGGAAATGGTTGGTGGAGATGTTCAATCACGTACAACACCACTACGAATGTTTATCAAGCTTTTACCGCTACTAATAAAACCACCCATACTTACAGCGCAAACAACGATATTACAAACCCATCAACTGGCGGCTCTATTTTTATTTGGGGTGCGCAGTGTCAGAATAGCGGGACGATTGGGCCGCATCAAATTACGACTGGTACGGCTTGGACTTCGCTGGATGGTTTTGTCACTACTTGGTATGACCAATCAGGCAATGGGCGCAACGCTACGCAGACCACGGCAGGCAACCAGCCGCGCATTGTAAATAGTGGCGCGTTGGAGGCTATTAACGGAAAGCCGGAAATTAGGTTTGATGGCGTGGA